TTCAATATATTATTCTATTCGTTTTTATTAGTCCACCGCAGAAATCCTAGCGTCAGCGAATTTCGTGGAATCAAGCGAAGCGCGATAGTCTGTACAAGCATATCCATGCTTTTGTATTGCCCCACTCTCTACTGTCTTATTAATTTTGTCCAGATGATTATGCCAGTCGCTGTGCGTCCCGTTAAGTTAGAGAACCGTACAAACATAAGTTCAGCCGTGTCAAGTTCCTCCAAACCGACCGAGCCTAAACTTGCCACGGCTCTGACTTTGTTCGTATTTCGGTCTCACTTAACAAAACGCCAGCGATCTGGCAGGAAAATAATAATGACAAACATTAATAAAACAGTAGATAAAATACTAAGTACACATATTTCTAATGCTGAAATGATACTTCCACCAAGTTCATCTAAGCCAGAAAATAACCCTATGAAATACTTCATAGACGGACAAGCTAGGACATTCTACTTTGCAAAACTTAAAATCGAGAAAGCTCAATCAAATGTATTGGCTGACTTGAAAGAAGAAAATGCTAAAGAGAAAGTAGATAGAGATAACGATTTAATCCAGATGTTGGATGAACGCTCTCAATACTACAAGCTATCAATAACTAATCATGAACAGACAATTCAAAGATTAGGAAATGCTTATAAAGAAATGACTGGCGAAGTTTGGACTGCACCTAGACTAAAGGAAAAAGTCCAGATGAAACGACCAGTTTATGGTTCAGTTCGTAACTATAAAAATGTAGCTTTAGCTTAGATTTATAGTACAAATTGTAGTATAATAAATTATGGTATCTGGGCAGATGTGTCCAGATATCTAATTAAAATAATATGAGGAAATATAATATGGAAAAGTTACCAAACGTAAGCGTTGAGCGAATCGGTTTGAATAGTCATATCGTAACATTTAACGAGAATCAAACGCTCTTATCATACAACCGAATTATCGGTGTCTGGAATACTGAAAGCAATGTAGTGCTGTTGAATAGTTCAATATTCAGGGGTGCAAAGCTTTGGGAAAATTCAAACACAACAGAGAAGCACCGTAATCAATGGCTTCAAATGGACAAGAAAGAAATCCTGAAAAGAATTTCATCTGGTCAATTTGTCGAAGTTGAATTGGGTGATGATGAAGCATTAGTTCCAAGCTTTGCAATGCAACAAGCAAACATACCACCGTATAATTTACACTAAAAAAAAGTCGCGGACGCGAGGAACAAAGTTCCCCGCGATCGCGACAGGAGATAAGACATGACTAACGAAATTGTTTGTATGTATATTGGCTTAGGTGCATTTTGTTTTTGTGCCTTAGTCACTGGGCTAGCTATTTATATTTATACCCTCTGGTCAATTGGCGAATATGAATTTGTTGGGTTTTGGGTTATGAGTTTGTTGATAGCTTTGACAATAACATTCTTAATATATTTTTGAGGTAAACAAAATGAGAAGACCGACGATATACGAAATAAAAAGATTAACAATGGATTCATCGCCTTATTATTTTAGTAAAGCGACAATGCGATTCTTTGGACAAAGGTTAAAAGATTTTAGAGTACATGCTCTGGACAAAGGCAGATATAAAATCACATGCGATTCAATCAAGACTGGATATACAAGTGTTAGGTATTTCAATCCAGAAACTAACACACTAGATAGAGGTGACGAGAATGATTAAGAAATATTTAGAGGGTACGTTCTTAGAAATATATCGAGGACAAAAAGTTTGGCAGACTTATAGATTTGACAAAGGTTATGAGGGAGACAGTTACAAAGAATTCAGAAAAGAAGAATGTTATTTTTTATGGACTGCATTTCATTCTACAAATCCTCATGAAGATAGTCGGGATATAAATAACCTTATTCCGATTATCGACATAAGCGAGACTGGATATCATAGTAGTATTATGACATCTATAACTTTGGAATTGCCAGAACGTCTGGATTATATGCACGGGTATATGATTAAAAAGTTATCTATTCATAACATAGAAATTATGAAAGAAAGATTACCAAGTTATAATCTATGGCATAAGAACCACAACAAAACAGAAACATCTGGACAACAAGATTTATTATTAATATAGGAGTGAGTATGAGAAAACATGAGATAGAAGAGTACGGTTCGTTAGACCCACATACTTTGTATGTTGTATCTAAATGGATTGATAACAATAAACCAGAAACAGTAAGAAAAAAAATATCTGAAGCTATGAATGTTACGGGTTATTTATTGGAACGACACTATGAGGAGAATATAAATGGGAAGAGTTAAAGACTTGCTAATAGATGAAATGGAAAATAAACAAATAGATCAAGAGATTAAACCAAATGATTTTTCTAATTTTCATAAGAACAATCTAAAAGTATTTGCTTTGATTGTTAGGTACGCAGATGAATCTGCTAAGAAACGCAACAGATATTCGATTGAGGATATTCTGAGTATCATCAGGTGGCATAGAGATGAGGATACTGTTGGAGATATATTTAAATTAAACAACAACTACAAAGCGTACTATGGTAGAATGTATATGCAGTACAGAAACAAACCTAAATTTTTCGAGACACGTAATAGTCTTGCTGACGGCTATGACTTTACTGCTGATATAGAAGTTTATGAAAACTACGTGGAGGTATACAGAACATACGAACTGTAAGTCTGAGGAGTAAGGTACTATTACTCAGCATGTATGGGATAGATAGGTTTCTATGGCTAGTTTTCCTGTCTATCCTTAATGAATTCTATACAGGGTGTATAGAAATAACGAGATGTTATATACCCATGTACTGACATACGTGGGTGTACATCTGGAGCAACTATGAAAATTGATAGAGTAATTATGACGGAAGATTGGCAACCAACCGACAGAATAAAACAAGAGTGCGAAGAAAGATTCGGACAGGAGATAGAAATTGAACATGAAGTCGAACAATTTAAAGACTATTACCTCTCAACTGGAGGAGCTTACGCTAACTGGAATGTCAAATTCAGAGCGTGGTGCAGACAGAATGCAAAGTGGAATAGAGAAAGAAATACTAGAATCAATACCGAAACTGTTTCGGAACAAAGAAACCGTATGTCTGGAATCATTGACCAGAGAAATGGAAAAACAAATACAGAAGAGAAGCATAATAAAATTAGAATACAACGCAAACATATCAAAAGTGTTTCATGAAATGAAGAAACTACTAACTGATAAATCAGACGGACATATTGCTTTGTGTTTACAGACTGTCGCTGAGACATTTCAAGTAAAGATACCTACGGATTTAGGATTGCATATGTACTTCGAGGTCTTGAATAAATATCCAAACTTTATTATGTCTGATGTTATGAGAGATGTTGTAGCTAATTATAAATATGCAAGGTTACCTATACCAAGTGAGTTCGTACAAAAGTGTGAACCAATACACAAACAACATAGCTCATGGTACATGTCTAAATTGCAAATTGTCTGCATATATGAAAATCATCTGGTCAATGGGTTTCCAGAAAATAAATATTTAAAGGAGTATAACAATGGATAGAACAAAAGGCATAGGTGGGTCAGACGCTAACAAAATTTACAACGGCGATTGGCTTGACTTAAACAGAATCAAACGTGGCATAGCTGAACCTGAAGATTTGTCATGGGTTGTACCCGTACAGATTGGTATCGCTACAGAAAAACTAAACCTAGATTTTATGGCACATGATTTAGGAGTTACATACAAACAATCAATTGATCTTCCACAGCATGAGTTTATGACTGGACAAATGGACGCCATAACATCTGGCGGAATACCTGTTGAGTGTAAACATACTCATGATAGGCGTGATATTTATTCTATTGCAGAACAATATCATGCACAACTGAATCACTACATGATGTTATTCAATCATACAGTAGAGAATGGCACACACCCATTAGCTACAAAGAAGATTGACTACATGATATTAAGTGTAATCTTTGGTAATGCAAAACATGAATCAATGACAGTAGATATTGATACTGCATTTTGTAATGAGCTTTACAAAAGAGAAAAAGCTTTTTGGTACTACGTAGAAAAAGATGAAGACCCAACAGGATTTGATATCTTTGATGACAAGACACCAAAAAATATTATATTGAATGGCATGAGAACTATTGACTATACAGAAAATAAACAATGGGAATCAGTAGCTAAAGAATATAAAAAGTGTAAGCAGCGTGTAAAAGAAATAGAACTTAGCACACCAGAGTACAGAAAAACAAAAGAACTCAACGATGAGCTAAAGTCTATGATTGAAAACGATGTAAGGAAAGTAACTGGTCATGGTATATCAGCTACTAGAAACAAAAGAAACTCAATAGTGATAACTATTGATAAATAAATGTTAGGAGT